TCTAGACTTAGATCATGTTGCTGATATTCTAGAATCTGATCCAGACATTCGTGTAATCACATTCGCACATGTTCTAGGTAATCCACCAAACATGGATCGCCTAATGCAGTTAGTTGAAAAACATAATCTGATTCTTTTAGAAGATTGTTGTGATGCATTGGGAAGCACTTATGATGGTAAACCGCTTGGTTCATTTGGTGAGATGGCATCATGTTCATTCTATCCAGCACATCATATGACAATGGGTGAAGGCGGATTTGTTGCATGTAACACCAATGAACAAGAAGTCATTCTCCGTTCATTTCGTGAATGGGGGCGCGGTTGCTATTGCGTAGGACCAAAAGCAAATAAACTCAAATGTGGCACATGCAAAGAGCGATTCAAAGAATGGATACCTGAACTACCAGGAGAAATCTTTGATCATAAGTATGTCTATGATGAGATTGGTTACAATCTCAAGCCAATCGAACTACAAGGTTCGATGGGACTTATTCAGTTAGAAAAACTAGAACAGATTCATGCGATGCGTAAGCGTAATTATCAAATGCTTTTTGATATCTATGCAAAGTATGAAGAATTCTTTTCTCTACCAAGAGCAACACCTAAAGCAGACCCATCATGGTTTGCTTTTCCTCTGACGATTCGTAAAAATGCACCATTTACGCGAAGTGAAATTGTTGACTATCTTGAAGACAATTTGATTCAAACTCGCCCATACTTTGCTGGTAACATCATGCTTCAGCCAGCATACAGTCATTTGATGAATCCACAAGAAGCAAGAGATTATTTTCCAGTAGCAACATATGCAATGACGCATACATATTTTCATGGGACAAGTCCTGTGATTACCCCACAACAAATAAACTATATCGGTGAAGTGGTAGACCGATTCATGAAGGAGAAGTTATGACAGGTGCAGAGTATGTCGCAAAGTTTCTAAAAGCGATTGGTGTAAACAATGTATACCTAGTACAAGGTGGCGCATGTTCATTCATGGTCGATGCAGTAGACAGAGAAGAAGGCATTGGTTATGTTTGCTTTCAGCATGAGCAAGCGGCGGCAATGGCAGCCGATGCAGTCTATCGCACAACAGGAAAACTAGGTGCAACATTTTGCACAAGTGGTCCTGGCGCAAGCAATTTGATTACTGGCATTGCATGTGGATACTACGATAGTATTCCAAGCATTCACATTACTGGTCAAGTCAACGGCAAAGAAGTTGCACAATACAATGGTGCAAAGGTTCGTCAAGCAGGCTTTCAACAAATGGACATTGTATCGATGGTTCAGCCTGTTTGTAATTATGCTTGGCATGTAGAAGACATTCACACTCTTAAGCGTGTTTTGAAGAATGCAGTTGATGCCGCATTTGAAGGACGCATGGGACCAGTTGTGGTTGACATTCCGATGGATGTTCAGACGGAACAATTAGATGATGATGAACTTTTGCTTCCTAAGTTTATGGCACCAATGATTCACAATAAAGAACTTGAACTTGCTAGAAATAAAATCACAGAATTTCTTGCTGATGCAAAGAGACCATTAGTTGTATTCGGTGCTGGTCCAGAACTTGCACATACTCATGGCGCACTTGAAAAATGGTTAGAAGAAACAAAGATTCCATTTGTTGCGTCATGGTCTGCACTCAATTCATTTAATCATGACATGTCAAACTATTGTGGACACTTTGGTGTCTATGGTAATCGTGGCGGTAACTATGTCATTCAGAATGCAGACAAGATTGTAGTCTTTGGTTCTAGACTTGATAATCGTCAACGATCAGGGAATCCAAAAACATTTGCACCAAATGCAAAGTTGCTTGTTCTTGATATTGATGAAGAAGAACTAAAGAAGTATCCAAGCCCACAGTATGATGGCATTGTTGTGGACTTAGCATTCTTAGAACCTATACTTAAAGGCGTAACTGCACCAACAGTTGAATCTGATTGGGCAGAGTATACACAAGAGATGCGTCAAAAGTTTTTGAATGTAGACATTAGTGTTGGTGCAGATGAAGTTGGTAGTTTGAATCCATATACAGTCCTTCAAAGATTGAACGATATGGCACTTAAAGACGCAATGTTCTTTACTGATGCTGGCGCAAATCACGCATGGGCATATCAAATTTTCAGTCGAAAAGGCAATCAAAAAATCTTTACAAGTTCCGGGCACTATGCAATGGGATACAGTTTGCCTGCGGCGATTGGTGCGAGAATGAACAATCCTGATAAACAAGTATTCAGTCTGAATGGTGATGGTGGCATTCAAATGAACCTGCAAGAATTGCAGACACTAATTGAATATGATTTGGATGTAAAAGTTGTAGTGTTTAACAACCGCGGGCTTGGTATGATTCGTCAATTTCAAGACACATACATGAAAGGCAATCATGCCGCAACAGGAGATGGGCGTGGTCCAGGTCGACCAGACTTTGAAAAGATTGCATTTGCATATGGGTTACCTTATGTGAAAGTGACGAAACTTGAAGACTTAGACCCATTGAAGTTATTAATTGGAAGAGTATTGATTGAAGTTGTCATTAGCGATAAGGTTTTGATTGAACCAAAGTTAGAAGCAAATCGACCAATCAATGATCAGTTTCCATATGTCTCAGATGAAGAGTACAAATACAATAATCGATTTGTAGAATATACAAGATGAAAATATTATTGACTGGTGCTTCCGGGTTTATTGGAAGTTATCTTTTTGAAAAATTAGATAGAGAGTTTGAAGTTCTAATTCCTAGTTCGTCTACTCTCAATCTAATCGATACTGCCAGCGTTGATGAGTATTTCAAGCGAGAGAATTGCGACTATATCATTCATTGCGCGGCGGTTGGTAGAGATTACCCTAGAGCATTTGATGATACCATTGTCATGAAAAATATAAAGATGATGGCAAACCTAATGAGGCAAAAAAAGAGAATGATTCATTTCTCCTCTGGCGCTGATTTTGGTATTGATGTTCCTTTACTGGATATAAAAGAAAATCAATTGTTCAATCATATGCCAATCCATAGTTATGGCATGAGTAAAAATCTTTGTGCAAGACTTGCTTTTTCTGATGAATGGTGCTATAATTATAGAATATTCTCAGTTATGCATGATACGGAATCGCCAAAGAGATTGTTAAAGCAATTCTTGTCTCACATTAAAGAGGGTAAAAGATTTGTTGTAGAAGGTGATCGATATGTTGATTTTATAGGGTTGAATGATATCTACAAAATTGTGAGACATACTTTAGATCATTCTAGAATGCCGAAAGACATGAATTTAGTTTATAGCACAAAATATAAAATATCAGATATACTCAACATGTATTGTGAAATTCATAACATCTCAAAAGAAAATTTTAGAGTGAGCAGTACTTCTGAAATTTATTACACTGGAGATAGCACCCTTCTTCAATATACAGGAATTGAATTGGATGGTATGAGAAAGACATTGGAAACTTATCTATGAAAACAAAAGTTGTTTATGTAACAGGTTGTTTAGGATTCATTGGCTTCTATGTAGCAAAGCGATGCCTAGAAGAAGGCTACTATGTAATTGGTGTTGATAAGATTACCTATGCCGCAAATTCAAATCTATTGTATCAATTAGATTGTGATCGATTTAAATTCATTCATTCTGATATCAATGATCTTGAAAGACTATCTGATTGTGACTATGTAATTAATTGTGCGGCAGAATCGCATGTAGACAATAGCATCATTTCTTCTGAAGTCTTTCTTAGATCAAACATCAATGGTGTGCATCATTTACTTGAATTGATTAAGCAAAAGAGTTTGTATAACATGCCAACATTGTTGCACTTCAGTACCGATGAAGTTTATGGTGACATTGAAACAGGCGCACACATTGAAACTGATTTGTTGAAACCTAGTAACCCATACTCTGCATCTAAGGCTGCCGCTGATATGTTGGTGCTTGCGTGGGCAAGAACTTTTAAAACTCCTTATGTTATAGTTCGACCAACAAACAATTACGGCATTGGTCAGTATGCAGAGAAACTCATACCAAAGAGTTGTAAGCATTTGATGCTAGGTAAAAAGATTGATGTGCATGATCATGGTAAACCTTATCGCACTTGGTTACATGCATCCGACACCGCTGAAGCAGTACTCGCTATCATCAAGTCTGGTGTAAAAAATGAAATCTATAACATCAACGGCAACTACGAATGTCAAAACATCGAAGTCATTCGTAAAATTATCGAGTGGTCTGAAAATGACACCGATTACGAAAAGTATCTTACACACTTCACGCGACCAGGGCATGATGTTCGTTATGCATTGAACGATGACAAACTCAAAGCACTTGGATGGAAAGCAGTTGCAGTATTTGATAATGAATTGAAAAAAATTGTTGAACACTCTAAAACAAATTTCATATGGTAAAGACATTTTTACATTCTGGTAAGTTAGGTGACATTGTTTGGGCGATGCCTACGATCAAATATCTTGGAGGTGGTATTCTCTATCTCAAGACAGGAGAAGTTGATCCAGGTCCAAACGAAATCAAACTAACAGAAAGTGGCGCATACAATATCATGTCATTTTTGTTATCGCAAGATTACATTCATGATGTGAAAATTTATCATAATGAAAATATAGATCATGATTTGAATCAATTTCGAAGATATATTTTTAATATTCCTGAGATTACAATTGCAGAAAGCGTATTTTTAGGTCAAAATATTAGAGGTAATCATGAAGAGAAACTAGATGAACCTTGGATTTCTGTAGAGAAGGATGAAAAAATACTAAATAAAATAATCATCTCGCGAACTACACGCTATATGCAAGGTAATTCAAAGGTGAACGATTTCTATCTTCATCTCAAAGAAAGAAATATTCGTAGGCATGGTGTATTTGTAGGAACTCTAGAAGAGTACAACAGTTTCGAAGAGACTTACAATACCGGTATCGAATACTATCCAACCGAAACCGTACTTGATTTAGCAAAAGCAATTTCAGCAGGACAGATGTTTGTCGGAAATGAAAACTTAGCCAATGCAATCAACGAGGGCATGAAAAAAATAACATTCTTAGAAAATAATAAAAGCCCCTTGGGATATCATTTCTGTCTATTTAAGAGACCTAATCTGTTTCTGATATAGACGAATCTTAGAAAAGGAGGTAACATGAGAACCTTTTTCAAAAAGGCTTCCGTAGTTTTACTTTTTATTGCCATGAGCATGGTGGCATATAATGTTCAAAGAAGTATGGCGAGTGTACCAGAATACAATGTACCATTCGATAGAATGACAAAGGATACACAAAAGCAAATTGAATGTTTAGCAGAGAACATTTATTTTGAAGCACGAAACGAACCAGTTGAAGGGCAGTATGCAGTAGCATTCGTTACTATGAATCGTGTAAAATCTTCATACTTTCCAGATACTATCTGCGATGTAGTAAAGCAGAAAACGAAAGTAGAGAGCATTGGAAATAAAAGAGTAGTATGCCAATTCTCATGGTGGTGTGAAGAAACTCCGAAGTACATCTCTACCAACAATGTCTTGACTGAGACAAACAATATGAAGTATAATGAAATTGTAAAGGTAGCAGTTAATTTCTATGTGAATTATGAAAGGCTAGAAGACCCAACGAAAGGCTCTTTGTTTTACCATGCAGATTATGTAAGCCCCAATTGGAGAAATGTAGAGAAGGTTACTCAAATTGGTAGACATATTTTTTATGAAAGGAAAGTAAATGTTTCCGTTAACTGATAAAAACAATACAATTTTGATTGTCGCAATCACACTTGGTTTTATAGCAATTCTTTTTGTAGTTGATTCTGTGATGCAAAGAAGTATCATGGCAAAAAATATTGACAACGCAATCAATAAAGGTATTGATCCAATTACTGTGCGATGTGCATATGCACCAGCAACAGACAATGTTTGTTTAGCATACGCAATCACACACAAACCTTTAGAGGCACCAGAGGCGCCAAAGAAAAAATGAATGGTAAATTAAATATTCTGACTACCAAAGAATTTGAGGGCAGAATTAAAGAACTGATGAAAGAAAAAGCACCAATCACAATGATTGACGCAATTGTTCTATTCTGCGAGAAAAATAATTTGGAAATTGAAACTGCGGCTTCTCTTATCTCAAGTAAGATGAAGAATGTAATTGAAGGTGAAGCAATCAAAGGAAAAATGATTACACCAAAGAATGCAAAGTTGCCGGTATGAAAATGGAAGCGTTTGATGCATACAAAGTTTATACTGCGGTAAAGAATCATTTCACACTTGATTCTTATGATTATTTCAAGTATAATAAGAAGATCAAGGTAAGTCATGATGCTTTTCTCGGAAGAAAAGACAAAATCTTTTTTGCAAAACTTGGTAAGAGAAAAGATGAATACCTAGAAGATTTTTTAGTCGCAAACTTTTTGCACGGAACAAAAATGTGGGTAGGTGAACTTTTATCAGATGATGCTGAAAGTCGCTACAAAGATTGGAAGAGAAAACAAGAATCATTGACCTATCTCTTTAAAAATGAAATGTCATTCATTGAGGGTTGGGATTCGGATCAGATCAATAGTTGGTTTGGTGTTGACGAGGGGCAACATCCAAACATCATTAGGAAATATTTGAGAGGCGAAATTAGTTTAGAAACTTTAACTATCTTGAATTCAATTATGAATTTTACTCAACAGTATGACAAACAAGTGATTGATCCAATCTACAAAGAGGTAAGTAAATTATGCAAAAAGTACCAGCCCTTCTTAAAGTACGACAAACAGAAAATGAAAAGCATATTGAAGGAAGCGGTGACGCAGGGGTAAAAGTGCGGAAAAGATCAGAAATTTGTATTCTTCTCCAGCCAAAAAAGAATCTTGAGCAACTATATACTAATGTAGTTGAGCATGATGTAAGTGGACAAGCAAAAAATACGATTCATACATTTTAATACATTTAATACAAAGGAAAATACGATGGCAAATTCATTCGCAGAACTCCGTAAATCTCGCAACAAAGATTTGGAAAAACTCACCGAGACAGTCAACAAACTGAACTCAAAGGACGGTGAAAAGAAGTCCTACGAAGATGACCGCTTCTGGAAAGCAGGCATCGACAAAGCAGGTAATGGCATGGCAGTCATTCGCTTTCTACCTGCACCCGAAGGTGAAGACATGCCTTGGGTTCAACTCTTCTCCCACTCATTTCAAGGACCTACTGGTCAATGGTACATTGAGAACTCTCTCACTACGCTAAACAAAAAAGATCCAGTCTCAGAGCATAACACTATGCTATGGAACTCTGGTCTTGAATCTGACAAAGAAACTGCAAGAAAGCAGAAGCGTAAACTGCAATACATCTCTAACATCTATGTTGTTCGTGATCCTGCAAACCCTGACAACGAGGGTAAGGTTTTCTTGTTCAAGTATGGCAAGAAAATTTTCGACAAACTCAACGATATGATGAATCCTGAGTTTGAAGATGAAACACCAGTCAATCCCTTTGACTTGTGGCAAGGTGCGAACTTCAAGTTGAAGATTCGTAAAGTAGAAGGCTATACCAATTACGATAAATCAGAATTTGATTCTTCTTCTGCATTGAGTGAAGATGATGATGAACTTGAGCGTATCTGGAAAGCAGAACACAAATTGACAGAATTCATTGATGAAAAGAATTTCAAATCATATGATGAGTTGAAAGCAAAACTTAACAAAGTTTTGAATCTAGAGAATGATGAAGTGATTGAGAAACCATCTGCGCCTGTTACCAAGAAGGCTGAGAAGCCTGCTGAAGTAAAGAAAGCAAAGACGGTTGAAGATGATGATACACCATGGGATAAAGATGACGATGACGAAGGTCTGAGTTACTTTGAAAAACTTGCTGAAGATTAAAGTTTTCTCCTTTTTCTCCTAGCAGTTGTTCTTTTTGCCCCTCTTTTGAGGGGCTTTTTTTATCTGCAACCTGGCATGTATGCGGCGAGAGTGTGGCGAGTGAGATGATGTAGAATTGGATGATAGTCTCTTACTTTATCATCATTCATCACAACAGTAGTACGAGGTGCTGAAACTTGTTTAACAGAATTATCTACAACGGTTGTTCCGGCAACAACAGTTGTGCCACGAGATTCACCATCGGCAACTAAGAATTGACCTGATGGTCCTGATGTGCCGCTACCAGTAATTCCTGAGATTGGTTTATCAAGCAATTCATCTGTAGTTGCATTAAATACTGTATCAACATATCCAAGACCCTCAACAAAACCAGCATCAACAAGTGTCCCTGCAAATCCAACTGAACTCATTACTTCTTCTGGTCGCGCACCAAACACTTCTTCAAATGTTTTGACTTTTGTTTCTTCTTTTTCTTGTAACTTTGCAAGTTCTAATTGTGCTTGCGCCGCTTGCATGTAAAGAGGTCCAGCGGCAATCAATTGTGCATATGCTTTCTGATTGGCTTCAAGGGACATGTCATTTTCTTTAACAAAGTTATCAACCAATTCACGATAAATCTTTCTACTCTCTTCAAGGTCTTTACCAAATGGTGGGAATCCTTGATCAAGAACATCAGTTGTATCTTTGACTGAATCAACAATTTGTTGAAGTGCTTTGTCTTGTTGATTACGAAGAAAAGTAAGTTTCTCTTCTTGCGTATAGAACATTGAAAAATATGATTCAGTTGCTTTTGCAAAGTTTTGTTGTTGTTCATCGTATGTTTCTCCACCAAACATTGTAGAGAGATCATACTTAAAGTCTGCAATTGCAAGAGCAGTTTTACCTTCTAGTGTTTTTGCTAAGTCATCAACTGAATACCCAAGCATTTCAAACTGAAGATTCATAAATCTAGTTGCTTCAACTAGACGATTGAATGTACCAATCGTATCTTCAAATATATCTTTACCTTTATCATCTTGACTAATTGCAATCTTAAAGTCTGCAAGATCAGGATATGCCGCGATAAGCATTTCATTTGTAAACTTAGTGAACTCATCTTGAATTTTCTTTAAAGCGGCATCATTACTCAATCCTTGCAGATTGATCTTAACGCTCTTTGTAAATCCTGTGATTGCTTCTTTGTTTAGATCAAGAACTTCAGCACCAGTACGAACACCCTTAAAGATTGCATCAATTGTTTCTTGATAAAACTTTAGTGTTTCTGGATCAAGTGCTGATGTTGATGTGCTGGTTGAACTACCACCAAATTTACTACTTGTTTTAATATCTTGATACTGAACAAGATCAGTAGTACCTTCACCAAGAGTACCTTGAATACCTGCACCAACGAGAGATTTCTTTTTACCGAAGAGTGAATTAATTAGAACCGCACCGCCAAGAATTGCAAGACCGATTGGATTGAATCCAAGCGCGCCCATTGCGCCACCAAGTCCACCAGCGGCAAATGATGATGCACCAAACGCACCAAATGCGTTTAATGCTCCAAGAACACCTGCAATTTCATTCACACCCTTAACTTCATATCCGCGAGAAAGTGTTTTTGATAGACTATAAGTGCTGAAACCAGCCAGTGCGCCACCTGCGGCTGCACCTAAGTTTCCTGCAAATCCCATACCAGGAGAACCAATCATTGATGGATTTGCTAAGCCAGTTCCCAAATCAATCATTGTACCACTTAGCATTGATGGTGCTTGGAATCCTGCCTTGTATAGCCCTTCACCGATTGCTTTACCCATTGATTGCGGATCGAACAATCCTTTGAATCCGCCTAATACGGAGTTTTGTAATCCTTGCAAACTAAAATTAGCACCTAACCCACCAGGTGCAAATGCGGCTTTACCTAAGTAACTAAATCCTTGTCCGGCTGCCATACTTAAAAATGTTGCGGCTAATGGGTCTTTAACTCCTAATGCTTCAACGAGTTTATTACCCGCAAACATAGAACCAATATTGATGCCCATGTCCTGAATTCGACCAAATGCTGCCGCTCTTTCTTCTGCGGTTGGAATACCTGTTCCAACTGTACCACCTCCGCCACCTAATCTTACACCACCTGCACCATAAGAAACTGGTCCAGCAACACCAGGAATTGTTCCGCCGCCGCCTGTAACTGTAATGCCGGCGCCGCCGGCTCCGCTAAATCTGAATCCTGTACCGGTAGGACCTCCAGGAACTAAACTATAATCTACTTTGCCTAGTGTTGTACTAAAATCTGATGCAGTAGATGTAAAATTACTTGTACCTGTTAAATAATTTTTAGTTCCAGTATTGAATTGACTTACTGCATCTGAGAACATATTTACAGGTGACGATGCACCTGTGCGCCCACCAAACAATAAATCATTTGCTACCGTTCCTGCTTTTTCACCTATTCTGAATAGACCTTCAAATGGTGAACCCGTTACAATCGACAAATCTCTTGCGAGACTGTTCATTGTATTCTGCATTTGATTTGGTGAGAATCCTCCTGGACCACCAAGCATACCGCTACCCATTAGAGTATTGAAGCCAGTAGGTATGCCAGTTACTCCATAAATCAACTGTTCGCGCATTGCTTTCTTATCGCCTGACACATAAGCATTTAGAACTCTTTGTGCTGCTTCTCCGCCACCGGATGGGAAGAATGCGCCTAGCGTATTGCCAATAAATTGATCAGTATAACTACCAATTAATTGTGTAGCGATAAAACCAAATTCGGGACCAAGTGCTTTTGAAAGTTTTCCGCCAAGATATTTTTGTGCAAGATTGTATCCAGCGCCCTTGTTAGGGTCAGCCATTTGCCCATATGCACCACTACCTCTCATCAAGCCTTGAAGAATACCTGCATACTGTTGAGTGAGAGTATTATAGAATTGTGCTTCTAGTTGTCTTCTTTCTTGTTTGTATCTTAAATCTTCTTGATATTTTTGTTGCTCCCACGCATTCATGTACTGATACTGTTGCTGATGGAGTTGTGTTTGTTGATAAACATTGTCTCCAGTCGTGAAAGTGGCATCTCTTGTTTCTTCTTGCAGTTTTCTTCCTGTTGTATCAGGCTGAACTGTTACTACAGGTCTATCTGTTGTTTGTGCAGTAGTATTGACGCGAGAAGTTTCTGCTTCATAACTCGCTCTTTGTAGCGTAGCAGTTTGTCTTGTATTTTCTGCCATCTCTCCAATGTCAACCGCCATTTGCTGACTTTGTTTTTCTGCGGCGATTTGTTCTGGAGATTTTGTTCCTGATGTTGCAGTACGAGCCGAAAGGAGTGCATTTGCACCAGTCATTCGTTCTTGACGATGTGCTCCAGATGATCTTTCATAAAATTGATCAACTGCGGCTGCGGCACCACTTGCAGTATTTGTTGCGAGAATTTGATTGTATGCTTTTTTCTCAGTATTATTCAATTCCCACATGATGTAATTGAGTTGTTCTTGCAAACTTGCATCACGAATATCTTTACCAAATACTCTCTTAAAGTTTGCTACTCTGTCGCCACGCCATTGTGCAATACCCATTGCATTTTCTTTGGCGTTATATGCTCTAGTATCTAAGTTTGCGCCAGATTCTCTTTGTAGATTTGCTACAAAACCTGCGGCTTGTTCTGGTGTAAATCCTTGTGCAACAAAGAAGTCAAATGCAGTTTGTGCATTTGCAGTTAATTGACCGACATTTGCGCCTGGTCCGTATCCCGCAGATGATGTACTTCCGCCTGTGCTTGCGCCCCTTGACGATGCAGAACTTTTAGGTGGAGGTGATGCTGGTGCGGCTTGTGCAGATGAGATTGGTGCATTAGAACCTAATTTCGGCGTTTTTACTTCAAATCGATCAAGCGGTGTAATGTCCATCGCAGATCGAACCCACGATGGAAGTTTTCCTAACAACCAATTGATACCATCAATCATCACATTGCCGACAACGGCAAAAAGATTGCCAATACCATCTACAATACCACCAATCAAATCCATGCCGGCAGACTTAACTCTATTGAAGTCTAATGTGAATAATCCTACAATAAGATCGACAAGATTTCCTATGCCATTAATTACTGTCGTAAGACTAACGGAAAGTAATTGTCCTAATGTTTTGAACACATATTGCATTGGTTCAGAAAAGAAAATATCTTTCATGAACTGGAATAAATCTTTCACGCCATTTATAACTGTTCCTGCTAAATCTTTTGCGGCAGACCAAATAGATTGAAACTGTTCTGATTTTACAATTGTACCTAAGAACAAGAAAAATTGTTTGATGCCGTCAAATATATCATTGGTAAATTTTGCAATTGTTCCGCTTAATGAATCTTGAATCGATTCGCCTTCAATTTCAATACCCATCAATTTAGCAAGAAGATCAAAGAGACCGCCAATACTTCCTACGAAGCCACCAACGAAACCTGCAATTCTTTGTTGAGTATCTACATTACCTTCACCAAAAATTCTTTCTAGTTTTTCGGTATCAACCGCCATACGAATACCATCAAAGATACCAATGATGACACCTAATGGACCTGCTATTCTTGCAATGCCTTTTACAAGAGGAGTAATATCAGTAAGTTCTGCTAAGAATCTAAGTGGACCTTCAATGAGAGGCTTAAATCCTGCAAAGAATCCTTTAATGCCCTCGATTACACGCCCTAATATTCCTGCTTGTCTTGTTGCATCTGCAACATCTTCAGCAACCGCTACACCTTTTGTAACCTCATCTGGTATAACTCTTGCTTCAACATCGATGATATCTCCAACCGCAGGTCTAGGTGTAGTAGGTGAAGGTAGTGCTGGCGCAGGTAATGCAGGAACTCTCTGAGGTGAAGGTGCTGATGGTAATGCCGGTGGTCTTCCTGTTGGAGGCGCTGATGGTATTGAAGGCGCTCTTGGTGCACCGAAAGGAACAATTCTATCAACCGCTGATGTAATTCTAGCAAATAGATTTTGAATTGATCGATTTAATGTTTCGGTAAATGAATTAATTCTTGTTGCAATACCTTTTGATAATTCATCAAAAGTTTGTTTGAATATTTCAAAGCGAAGTGCTAGTGCAAAGACTAATGCACGAAGTGCTTTGAGTGCATCATCGAAGCGAATTAGTTTTCGAAAATCTTCTAATCCTTTTGCAAAGCGAACTTTAAGTAAGTCAATAAACTGATTAAGCGTTTTGAATACATTGTCCAGCGATGCTTTAAATTTAGGTAGACGAGTTTTCTTAATGTCATCGAAAATATTCTTAAAGAATTTTCCAATGTCATCGAAAAATGCAAAGACTTTCGGAAACTTTAGTCGTAAACTTTTTATGAGGTCATCTAACCCCTTAAAAAGATTTCGAAAAAATTCTGGTATTCTCTTAAAAAATTTAAGAAGATCATCAAAGAATCCTTTGAGTTTACCTCTTAAATTATCGAAGAGTTTTTTGAGTTTATCAAGAAGTGTTTTGGCAAGTTGCCCAAGTGCCGCTAGAAGCCCACCAAGCCCAAGACCTTTTTTGTCTTTGGTGAGTGCTTCAAGAATCTTTTTAAGATATTCAGTTTGTTGTTTTAACTCACCGAGAATATCCGTGAAAAGTTTTCT